ACAGGTCGCACCATGTTGAGCTTTGAAGGCAAAGAACAAAGTGCTATAGATAAAGCACGCAAGCGTATTGAAAGAATGAAGTTTGAAATGCGTGATTGGCTTGAAGGCCTTAATGATGATGATTCATTTACAAAAACAATGGAAAAGGTATACACAGACCTTGAATCAACTGGAAATGGTTTCATTGAGGTTGGTCGTACAGTAAACGGAGATATTGGTTACGTAGGACATATCCCATCAACAACAATTCGCATACGTCGCCTACGTGATGGCTTTATGCAGATCATTGGTCAAAAAGTTGTTTACTTTAGAAATTTTGGTGCAACTAATGCAAACCCAGTAACATCAGATCCACGACCAAATGAAATTATTCACATAAAGGAATACTCACCCTTAAATACATATTATGGTATCCCTGATATTGTTGCAGCAATTCCATCATTGCTTGGAGATCAACTTGCATCTCAATATAACATTGATTATTTTGAGAACAAGGCTGTTCCACGCTATGTTGTAACTCTCAAAGGAGCAAAGCTTTCTAACGAAGCAGAAGACAAGATGTTCCGATTCCTACAAACAGGATTAAAGGCACAATCACATAGAACTCTTTACATCCCACTTCCTGGAGATACAGACCAAAACAAGGTTGAGTTTAAGATGGAGCCAATTGAAAACGGTATACAGGATGGTTCCTTTAAAGAGTATCGCAAGCAAAACCGTGATGATATTCTTGTTGCCCATCAAGTACCAATTTCAAAGCTTGGCGGTACTGATTCAGCAGCCATTGCAGCATCAATAGCACAAGATCGTACATTTAAGGAACAGGTTTCACGCCCAGCCCAAGGCCATTTAAACAAGGTAATTAGCAAAATCATTAAGGAAAAGACAGATATTCTGGAGTTAAAGTTTAATGAGCTTACACTTACGGACGAAATAACTCAATCACAAATTCTTGAGCGTTATGTTAAAACTCAAGTAATGATGCCTAACGAGGCACGTGAAGCAATTGGTTTGCCTCAACATCCAGATGGAGATACACCTTTTGTAATGTCACCAAGACAAGCAGCAGATTCAAACTCTAACCTTGCAGGTAACAGAGAAAGAAATACAGAACGAACAAATAGCCAATCTGATGGACCAGCAACTACAACTGGACGTAATCCAAAGGGTGAGGGTAGAGCGTCTCAATAGTTGAGAAATGTTTTAAAAGGTTTGGTATAATAGAATCGTCATGAATATAAATAAAGCACATTGGACGACCAATGGCGACAACGTTCGCCTATCTATGCCTCTCACAAAAGTTGATGAAGGCCGTAGAATTGTCTCTGGTTTTGCATCTTTAGATAACTTAGATAAGCAAGATGACATTGTAACTACTGAAGCCTCAATGGATGCTTTTGCTAAGTTCCGTGGAAACATTCGTGAAATGCACCAACCATCAGCTGTTGGTAAAATGATTTCATTTAAAGAAGAAAAATACTTTGATCCAGAAACAAAGAAGTTTTATAAGGGCGTATTTGTTTCTGCTTACATTTCAAAGGGCGCACAAGATGCCTGGGAAAAAGTTCTAGATGGAACCTATACTGGTTTTTCTATTGGGGGACGAATGAATAAGTGGGATGATGGCTATGATGAAAAATCAGATAAGCCAATTAGAATTATTAAAGAATATGATTTAATAGAGTTGAGTCTTGTTGATTCCCCTGCTAATCAATTCGCAAACATTATGTCAGTTGAAAAAGTTGACGGTGTAAATACAATTACTGGATCTTCAGCAGATTTAATTGTTGAAAATGTATTCTGGGACTCAGAGTCTGGCATCGTTACAATATCTGAAAATGAAACTGAGCTAAGCCCAGTGTCTGGTGAAGAAATGAAAAATATAGGATTTGTTGAAAAAAGTGATTCAGAAAAAACCACAATGATAAAGTTCTTAGTTGATAGTGCAAAAGGCATTAGAACAATTAAGATAGCAAAGGAGGATAATCCTATGACAGAAGAAACAACATCGTCTGTTGATGTGCTAGAAGCACCAACAGCAGAAGTAGTTAATGAAGTTGAGGTTGCTCCAGAGGCTCCTGCTGAGGCAGTTGCAAAGTCACTAGAGGTTACAGAAGATACTGTAGCCGAAAAGTCAGATGCAGTTGTTGAAGAGGGTAGTGCTCCTTCTATTGAAGAAGTAACAGAGAAGAATGACGAAGCAATTGTTGAGGTTGCATCAGCAACAGCAGAAGTTGCTAAGGCAGTTTCTGAAATTCAAAACTCTGTAACTAATGCCTTGAGCGATCTAGCAGCAACAGTAAAGGCTATGCAAGCCAATGTTGATGCAATCACAAAGTCTCTTGAATCCGTAACAAATGAAGTTAAGGAAGTTAAGGGAAACTTTAACGAGTTTGGAAAGACCGTAGATGCCGTAGTTGCAGATACCGCTTTCCGCAAGTCTGGCGATCTCGGCGAGATTGTACAGGAATCACCTAAAGTGATTCAGAAATCCCTATGGGGCGGACGTTTCCTCAAAAATTCCGACCTATTTAACTAAAACAAAATCACTAGGAGGTGAACAATATGTCAGAACAAAATAACACAGATATTCAAAAGTCTTTTAATCATCCAACAGGTGACGGCGTTGCAGTTTCAGGCGGCATCGGCGGTGCAGTAGCACAGGGACCACTTGGAAATCTTTCTCCAACAGATGTAATGGGTAACATTGCAACTGCAAACTTTGGACTTACTTCTGGACCAAACGCAGTAAATCCATCTGGTACGCCAGGCGGTATTCTGCTTCCAGAGCAGGCTCGTCGCTTTATTGATTATGTATGGGATGCAACTGTACTAGCTCAAGATGGACGTAGAGTCACAATGCGTGCAAACACAATGGAACTTGAAAAGGTTAACGTTGGAGAGCGTGTCATCCGTGCAGCAGCACAGGCACAACCTACATTCTCAAATGCAGGTGCAACATTCTCTAAGGTTGAACTTACAACCAAGAAGATTCGTCTTGACTGGGAAGTTTCAACAGAAGCACTTGAAGATAATATTGAAGGCGGAGCATTGGAAGATCATCTAGTTCGCTTGATGACAAATGCTTTTGCTAACGACATTGAAGATCTTGCAATCAATGGTACAGGAACTGGCGGAGACGCATTCCTGAACATCATGGAAGGCTTCGTTTCAAAGGTTAAGGCAGCAGGCTCAGGCGCAAATGAGTCAGTCGTAACAGTTGCAAACAACGCATGGACAACAGAAGTAATGCAGAATATTATTCTTGCAATGCCACGTAAGTATCGTGCAATCAAGTCTAACCTAAAGTTCTACGCAGGTACAGATGCATTCCAAGGAATCATCAAGAACAACGGTACACTTGCAGACGCAGTAGCAGAAGCATTTGCTAACCGCCCAGCAGGTACACCAGCAAATCGTCAGGCATACCTTGATGGTACAGCTCAGACATTTGGTGGAGCACGTACAACACGTGTTCTTGGTGTTGACGTTCAGGAAGTTCCATACTACCCAGCAGGCTATGTAGATCTTACATTCCCTTCAAACCGTGTATGGGGATTCCAGCGTGATATCACTGTAAACCGTACTTACCAGCCAAAGAAGGATACAATTGAATACACAGTATTCGTTCGTTTCGGTCTTCAATGGGAAGAGCTTGATGCAGTTGCTTACGCAGATGCAGCAGCAGACGCATAATCATCACTGATTAACTTGACGAGGGAGACAGCGTAACAACTGTCTCCCTCAGTCATATTGTGGTATAATTTAGTAAAATGATTAAATTCATTTAATATTGGAGGAAAAAATGGACAATTTTAATAAAGTAGAAAATGTGCCAGCAGTTGACGCACTAATTAAAGAAACACCTACTGTTGTGCCAGCACCAGTTGAGCAAAAGGCACCTGCCCCAGAAGCTCCAAAGCCAAGCCAGCAAACACCTAATTCGTCAGACTCAGTTGTACTTTATGCCCTTAAAGACATTGTTACAGAATCTGGAGCTTCTGCTTCAAAGGGTTATTCAAGAGTAAGTAAAAAGGATGCAGAAGAGCTCCTTCGCCATACCAAGGTTCGTGAAGCAAGCGTAGAAGAGATTGAAACATACTTTAACAAGTAAAAACTTACTTGTTGTTGCATAGGTCAAAGGAGGACAGATGTCTGTAGTTGAAGAATTAAGCAACAAAACTGTCTTTGAGCTAAAGTCTTATGCAAAGCAAAACAATATTGATATTTTTGGTGTAAGTAAAAAAGTAGACATATTAGAAATTATTTTAAACTTTATACCTAAAGAAACAACAGAGCCAGTATTTAAACACAAGCCCGAAGAAAAGGTTGCAGTTTACTCTGAAAGAAATCTTAACTGGGTTGGTGTTGGAGAATTAAAAATTGGATATAACATAGTTACTAAAGAGCATGCTGACAAATGGATTTCTAATAGATCTGTTCGTGAAGCTAGCCCAGAAGAACTAAAGGGAGCATACAGCTAATAATGGAAATTCTAAGACTACCACCTTACCCAATTGTGACTACATGGGATGTCCCATTAGCAACTACAAGCTACGTTATTTATATTGAGGACTTAGTTGATCATTCTGTAGAAACAGTAACAGCTACATCTAATATAAACAAAAAAATAACCTACACAATACCGCAAAGCAAGTTAGAGTATGATAGAAAGTTTTCATTTAAAATTAAGACCACGGCAGGTGTTCTTGTTGTAGATAGCAACTTAGACATTGTTAGGCCATATACAGATCCATCAAAACTTGGAACCACTGCATCAGAAATTGCAGAATATAAGATGCTTGAGCTGGTTGCAAGATCAATTATTGATTCACACGTGGTTGATGGATTTTATAACGAAAAACACATTGTTCAAACAGTAGGTCTCGGAACAGATCTTTTTCCAATATGGGAAAACGTTAACAAGGTTTTAAAGGTTTATGAAAACAATGAGCTTGTTTATGACGTTAGCGATACAACAGTAGGAGAATATCAATATGTAGTTACACTAGACAACTCATCTGTTCAAAGAGTTGAGTCTGATCAATATAATAGGTTTGAGTCAAGGCCAGTAAGACTTCCAGTATCTCCTGGAAATCTAGCATTTTATGGCTATGCTGGTGCAGACTTTCCAGAAGGATTTGATTATGTGCTTGTTTTAGATATAGGGTATAAAGCAGTACCAGCAGACATTGAGTATGCAACAACAGTACTCATTGATGACCTTAAGTGTGGAAAGCTAGATTATTACAAACGATATGTAACATCATATAATACAGACCAGTTCAAAATTCAATTTGATAAGATGAGTTTTAACGGTACTGGAAACATGATAGTTGATAAAATTCTTGAAAAATATAAAAAGAGTATTACCAAGATTGGCATCATTTAATGCTATGCGAATCAACAGACTTTATATATCCATTACTTGCAGATGTTTACTATCCAGTTGTTGAGCAAGGTGTTTACGGAAACTTAAAAAAGCAATGGATTCTTGATAGATCTGTAGCTTGTAATTTTGGTCCAGTTGGCATAGTTGGCAAAGAAGAAGTTAAGCCTAATGTAAACATTACCAAAGAAAATATTTTAATTGGGAGAGTAAGGTCAGACTTAAGGTTTGGCAAGGGTAACTCAAGAAATGCAGTAACAAATGTGCTTATTACAAATATAAGAACAACCCAAGAAGATTCCATCTATATAGAGACATCTGGACCAAGAGATGGCAAATCCACTATCTATGAAATTGCTACAACAGAAGCTATTGTTGGTCCATTTGGTACAGTTGAATATCATAAGGTAGTATTAAGACGATCAGAGAATCAGGCAAGTGATTTATAATGAGAGTTATAATGAATGATAAGATGTTTAAAAAAGAAATGAAAAATATAATTGACTACTCTGTTGGATTTTTAGAGGGCGCACAAGCAGGAAAAACAAAGTTTTTAAATAACATGGGTAAACTAACATCTGAAATATTGAAAGAATATATAGACTCAAATGCCAGGGTAAATCCAAAAGCACTACACCATATATATGAATGGTATAAAGTGGGAAGTCCTGATGCACGTCTATACGATATAAACTACACAATAAGCAACCTTGGCCTTTCGTTTGTGTCAACCATGAAGCAATCAACATCAATTAAAGATGGCTCGTCAGTACCTTTTTATAATAAGGCTAAAATAATGGAAGAAGGAACTCCAGTAACCATTAAACCAAAGAAGGCAAGCGTCTTGGTTTTTGAAGATGGCGGAGATACAGTCTTCACTAAAGGCAAGGTTGTAGTAGTAAATCCTGGTGGAAATCAGGTTGAAGGATCTTTTCAAAATATAGTTGATACATTTTTTAATAGATACTTTACACAAGCATTCTTAAGGATAAGTGGTGTACAAGCATACCTATCTAACCCAGTTGTATACTCAAGAAATCTAAGATCAGGAAAGCTTTCTGGTAGATCAAAGGGTGTTCAGGTAGGATATAGATGGATAGCGAATGCGGGGATTAAATAATGACGTATGGAGAAATTTGGCTAGGAACGACTGGTGTAATTAATACTCCAGTCTTGTGGATAAACAAATACCTTCAAGAAAAAATTACAGAGGTTTTAAAAGCACAGCTTGGTGAAGATGAAAGCTTTGGTGCTTCACTTCCATTTTTTCCATCAACACCATCAACAATAGATGATCTAACAGAGTTCTTTGGTCGCAGCACTCAAGGCGTTGCTGCTACATGGGATAGACTAATCAAGATGAATAAAAAAGGTTTTCCTCATATTAAGTGCGAACAGTTGCTGTATTATTTTTATGCTACAGGAGAAAATCCAGTAGAAAAAATGGTAATGATTCAAGAGTCAGTTTTAAGGCTTATGGATCGTTTTGATGAAACAGCAGAAGAAATCAACAACTGGT